AAGCTGACTATAATCATATGTTCCAAACTTTAACAGGTGATGTGACTGATGGATATAAAGGTTGTCCCACTATAGGTAAAGTAACTGCAGCTAAAATATTAGACCCAGTTAAAGATAATGTTAAATCTATGTGGAGAGCAGTTGTTTCTACTTTTATTAGTAAAGGCTTAACTGACAGAGACGCTATTAGAGAAGCAAGAATGGCTAGAATACTTCGTTCTACTGATTTTAATTTTGAAACTAAAAAGCCTATCCTATGGAGTCCACCAGTATGAAAACTAAACAGATAATAGATGAAGCAAGTAAGATAGTTTCTGATGATAGACAAAAAGCTTATGGAAATAAAAAAGCAAATCATAAAAATATTGCAAAACTTTGGTCAGCTTATTTAGATAAAAGTGTAACTCCCCATGATGTAGCTATGCTTATGACTTTATTAAAAATAGCTAGAACTAAGTCAGGTGAAAATCACATAGATAATTATATAGATATGTGTGGTTATGCAGCTATTGCAGGTGAACTTGTAGAAAAAAAGAAACCTGAACAATTAGAATTTGATTTTGAGAATAAAAGTTATGGTGGCACTATTTAGTGCTGCCTTAAAAATTTTACAGAACGACCCACTTTTAGAGAAATAAACTTATGATTAAGAGAAAAACTCAACTACCAGAATTACATAAAGATTTACTGACGGAACTAGACAAACTTTTTCCTGAGATGAGTCCTGATAAAGACTGGTCAGAAAAAGATTGTATGTGGAAGGGTGGTCAGCGAAGTGTTGTCCGTTATCTCCATGAACAATTTAAAATACAAAACGAAATAACTTACGATAAGGAGTAGCTTATGTGTCTTGGAGGAAGAAGTTCCCCACCGCCACCACCAGCTCCTGTTTCACCAACGCCACCTGCTGCAGGTAATACCGTCAGCAATCAAAGTTCACCTGCACCGACAAGTGATGCGTCAAGAAACAGTAATGAAGAAGGAACAACTATCCGTTCTAAAAGGAAGGGTAGAAGTAGTTTAGTTATACCAATGGCTAATTCTTCAGGCAGTGGATTACAATATTAATTATGGATAAAATGAATACTATCACTTCAGCAAAAAGTAAGTACGAGAAGTACGCAACTACTAGGGAACAGTTTTTAGAAAGAGCAAGAGAGTGTTCAGAATTAACTTTACCATTTTTAGTTCCACCTCAAGAAAGTGGTGAGCATACAAAATATGCAACTCCCTTTCAAGGAATTGGAGCAAGAGGAGTCAACAATTTAGCAAGTAAACTTTTATTAGCTTTACTACCACCACAAGCACCATTCTTTAGAATGAAGATTGATGACTTTAAATTAAAAGAATTAGAAGGTGACCAAGCTTTAAAAACACAAATTGAAACTGGTTTAGCAGAAATTGAAAGAGCCGTAATGACGGACATTGAAATTAGTGCTGACAGAGTTGGAATATTTGAAGCATTAAAACATCTTATAGTTGCAGGTAACTGCTGCTTATATGTATCAGAGGAAGGCTTAAGAGTTTTTCCTTTAGAAAGATATGTATGTAAACGTGACCCTATGGGAAATGTTTTAGAAATTATTACTAAAGAAAGTGTTGGCTTAGCTGCACTTCCTGAAGACATTGCAAATGCTATTTATAGCCAAGAAAAAGGTGTGGCTGCACCAGACTACGGTAATGTAGAAAGTCATTGTGAAATTTATACTCATGTTTGTAGAAAAAAGAAAAAATGGGAAGTCTTTCAAGAAGTAAAAGGAATTAAAATACCTGAAAGTGTTGGAGAATTTCCATTAGATAAATCACCTTATATACCTTTACGAATGTCACGAATTGCAGGACACCAAGAAGACTATGGTCGTTCTTATGTTGAAAATTATATTGGAGATTTAAAAAGTTTAGAAGGATTAACTAAAGCTATAGTTGAAGGTAGTGCTGCTGCAAGTAAAGTAATTTTTCTTTGCAGTCCTAATGGAACAACTCGTGCTGCTACTTTAGCTAATTCACCTAATGGTGCAATTAGAGAAGGCTCAGCTAATGATGTGTCAGTTTTACAAGTTGGTAAATTTGCAGACTTTAGAATTGCTTATGATACCATTGCAAGAATAGAACAAAGATTATCTTTAGCTTTTATGCTTAATGCTTCAGTACAAAGACAAGCTGAAAGAGTTACAGCAGAAGAAGTAAGATTTATGGCTGAAGAATTAGAAAGTTCTTTAGGTGGAGTTTATTCAATTCTATCTCAAGAATTTCAACTTCCATATGTAACTAGAAAATTACAAATAATGGAAAAGAAAAAGAAATTACCTACACTTCCTAAAGGTATTGTTACACCTTCAATCTCTACTGGCTTAGAAGCTATTGGCAGAGGTAACGATAGAAATAAACTTGTGAACTTTTTAAGGACACTTGCAGAAACTTTAGGTGCTGAAATGATACAGAAGTTTGTAAACGTAGATGATGCAATAGCAAGACTAGCAACTTCAGACGGGATTGATGTCAAAGGACTAATCAAAACTAAAGAAGACCTTCAAGCTGAACAACAAGAGCAAATGCAGCAAATGCAAATGCAACAAGCACAGTCAGCAGCAGGAGGAATGGCAGTAGCTGCTGCTCCTGAAATGACTAAACAAGGACTAGACCCTGAAGCTGTTCAAGCGATTGCAGAACAAATGCAACAATAGGAATTTAATATGGTTGAAAAAGTAGAAGTACAAGAAGATGTAGTAGGGCAACCTGCTGAAGAAGTAACACAATCAGATAGACCTGAATGGTTACCTGAAAAATTTAATAATGCAGAAGAATTAGCTAAGTCTTATAATGAGTTAGAAAAATCTTATAGTGAAAAATCTAATGCTACTCAGAATGATTTAAACCCTTTCTTTACAGAATTTACTGAGAAGGGTGAATTAGCTGCAGACAGTTATACAAAACTTGAAAGTATGGGTTTATCAAAAGAAGTAGTTGATAGTTATATTGCAGGTCAACAAGCACAAGGTGATTTACAAGTTAGTAAAATAACTAATGCTGTAGGTGGAACTGATGAATATAATAAGATGGTTGAATGGGCTTCACAAAATTTATCTGAAGCTGAACAAAATACATTTAATAATTCTATGGAGAATGGAAGTACAGATGAAGCATTGTTAGCTGTTAAAGGAATTAACGCAATGTATAAATCTACACAGACTTCAACTCAAAGTAACACACCTAAGTTAGTACAAGGAGAAGGAACAGCACCTGCTGATACTTTTCGTTCAACTGCAGAAGTTGTTAAAGCAATTAGTGACCCACGTTATGAAGTTGATACTGCTTATAGAAATGACATTGAGCAAAAAATTAAACGCTCAAGTGTTATGTAGTATGGTACTCCCAGCCAGACTTGAACTGGCACTCCCAAAAGGGCAAGGATTTTCTTACCACTATAGTTTTCACTACCAGCCATAGGCTGTTTGTTGGTCTGGACTTTATCTTCATCTCAAAGAGATGGGAGCTGTCAAGTCTCTACACCTTCCTTAGTTTCCTAAGGCTTGGCTCGGTATTAGCAGTTTAAAGCCTTCACCGAATTTAACTCCTTCTACTCTAGAAATCGCTTTCTAGGCACTCAAATTTCTTCAAGTCCTTTGTGTCTACCATTCCACCATGGGAGCAACACCAAACCCATATACAGAAGATTTTAAAAAAAAGGAAATAAAAATGTGGTCATTATTAGCTAAAACAGTTTTACCCAGCGTATTCTCTACTGTTGATAGAGTTATCTCAGGAAAAGAAGAAGCTGAAAAATTAAAACAAGAAGTTCAACTTGCACTAATGGCAAGTGAGAATGAATGGAAAAAATCTGCAGCAGAAGTAATTAAAGCAGAAGCGTCAAGTGAGAGTTGGTTNGCAAGAAATTGGAGACCAATTACTATGCTTTGTTTTACTGCTATAATTTTTAATAACTACTTATTATTTCCTTACATGAGTTTATTTGGTTTTCCTGCAACCATGCTCGATATACCTGAAGGTATGTGGAGTCTCTTAACAATGGGTCTTTCAGGCTACGTTGTTTCTAGAGGAGCAGAAAAATTAATGAAGACCTACAAAGGTCAATAAAGTTTGATAGACTAAGCAAACAATGTTCCACAACCTTTTATAAAATATAAATGAACTATTCGTTTCATTGTCTATCAGCACTGTTAAGGTATCCTAACCACCATAACAGTGCAGCACCATCTCTCTTAAGAGAGGTGCAAACAATTTAATTATACGATTGCCGTTTAAATAAGTTTTTGCGAAAACATTTAGCACGATAACTTTCCAAAATTAAGATTGTCTTTAACCCTTAACAAAGGAGACTACTATGGCTAACGCCACAGCAACTAGACTGGGACAAGCAAATGCGTCAGGTGATACTAACGCCTTGTTCCTTAAAGTATTTGCAGGTGAAGTTATGGCTGCCTTTCAAAGACAAAACAAAATGTTACCTATTACAACTGTTAGAACTATTAACAGTGGTAAACAAGCAACATTCCCTGTCATTGGAAAAACAACTGCAGCCTATCACACAGTGGGTGCGGAAATTGTTGGTAGTGTTATAAAATCTAATGAGAAACTCATTTCGATTGATGACCTATTAATAAGTTCAACATTTATTGCAAATATTGACGAAGCAAAATCGCATTTTGATTCAAGAAAAATATATTCTGTTGAAATGGGAAGTGCTTTATCAAAGAAGTTAGACCAAAACTTAGTACAATTAAGTGTACTAGCAGCACGAGAAGCTGCAACCGTAACTGGTGAAAATGGTGGAACTGTTATTACAGACTCAGACGCACATACTTCAGCTTCAAGTTTCAGAGATAGTATCTATGAAGCAGCACAAGCAATGGACGAAAAAGATTGTCCTGAAGATGGTCGTTATTGTATTATGACACCAGACCAATATTACCTTCTCTTAACTGATGACAAAGTAACTAATAGAGACTTTGTAAAATCAAATAATTTTGAGACTGGTAATATGTTTCAGTTAGCTGGAATGAACATTGTTAAATCTAACAGTGCCGTTTCTGCTTTTACTGATTTATCTTCAGCAGCAACAACTGGACAGAATAATACATACAGAGGAAACTTTAGTACAACTAAAGCAGTCTGCATACATTCTTCAGCCGTTGGAACGGTAAAACTTTTAGACCTAGCAGTTGAAAGCGAATACGATATTCGTAGACAAGGTACGCTAATGGTTGCGAAGTATGCTTTAGGCTCAAATACATTGAGACCTGAAAGTGCAGTTGAAATTAAGATTTCTTAATTTTAATTAACCAAACTTTAAGAGGGGACTTCGTGTCCCCTTTTTTTTTCATCTATTTTTTTAAAGGATAATTATGCCTAAAAAACCTAAACCAAAACCAAAGCCTAAACCTAAGGAATACTAATAATGCCAAGTAACACTACTAAACTAGAAGCTGTTAATACTATTCTTGCAACTATTGGAGAAGCACCAGTCAATTCAATTACTGGAACACTACCTTTAGATGCTGCACTAGCGAAAACAACTTTATCTGAAATAACTAGAGAAGTTTTATCTTTTGGTTGGCAC